CATACCGGTCTTTCCAGTAACGCCTTTTTCTTCATACTTTACACCACGGGGAGCGGCATAAGTTGAAACTCCTTTAACACCAAATACCCTGTGTCCGTCGTTAGTCCAAGTTTTAGTACCTGATGGGCCAGTAGTCGTGGCATCTACAAAAGTAGCGGTTCTGACAACGTAGACATCAACAGTCATATAATTGGTAATAAGACCATTCTTCAAGGCACTGTCAGCCATTGAAAAACCATTTCCAGCTTGAGCGGTTAAAATACCCGGTAAGTCAGTGTTCTCAACTACTAAGTAAGTACCTTTCATACCATCAGCGTAACCTGCTACCTTAGATAGTAAGTTAGTGAAAATAGGAATGATATTAGCAGCAGTTGTAAAACCACCTGACGGGGTTGAATAAGTACCAGTACCACCCTCACAAAGTTCGTTCAAAACCCATTTATCAATAGCAGTTTTAACAGAATTATTTTGTTCGTCAATTCGGTTAGCGAATACGTCAAAAGTGGTAAGTGCGTCTTCCCAATCGTAAACGTGTTCAGCTACTACAAACTCATCAGTAACAGTCAAAAGGTCATCTGAAAGAGTGTAAGTAGCGGTTGAGTAAGTACCAGCAATAGTCTGTACTACTGTGGTAGGTTGAGAACCATAAGGAGAATCAATGTATTTTGAATCACCTCGGTCTACTTTACAAACAGCTTCGGCAACCAAAGCTTTTCGTAATAGTTTTGCAAAAGAAGCAAGTCTGTACTTGCGTCTGTAACTATATGTGGATATAGTATTTATCTGTTTAGTGGACTTTTATGCGTGTACCACCGACACCACATTCATAAAAGAACAAATTATTTTTTAATTAGTCCACTTAAATCTCCACCTGTTTAAGCTTGTTTATCCGCTAGTCTAGCTTCTAACAAAGCATCCATATCGGCATCAGATTCAGGTAATTCACCTTTATCTGTAGCTTTTTGTAATAGTGCTGCACCAGAAACCTTTGTAGAGGCTCTTTTACCTTTGCCCGTATTAGTGGCATCAGCGGTAGCTTTCTCCTCTGCTTTCTTAGCTAAAGAGGCTTGTACTATGGTACTTTTAACAGCATCAGCGATTCCGATACCCTTATATTTAGCATAGTCTAGTACCTCATCCCAGTCATCTACTGCGATTTTAGCTTCTTGCAGTCTAGCTGCGTCCTTAGGAGAAAGTGTTGGCTCTTTGCCTGTTTCGTTGCCTTTTGGCTCTTTTACGATTGGTTTCCCTGTTTTTGGGTCAATGCCAGCTAATTTCTTATAATGGTCTTTGCCCGCCTTGTAATCCTCTACCTCTTTTTCTTTCTTCTTCTTGGCTTGGGTCGCTGTGTAGCGGTCTTTTTTGATTCCGAGGATTTTATCAATTCTCTCGTCATCTGCTTCAAAGCCGTATTCTTCTATGATTTCATCACGAAGTTCGACTTCTGTCTTTTTTTCTGACATAAAATTTCTTGTGGCTTTTGCCTCACCGATAATGTTTGGCGATTTGCCTAATTATATTTAATTTATTGACTACTATCTTTAGTTAATCTCTTGTTTTGTTGTTCTTCTGTTTCTTGTTTAGTTCCAGCTAGTACCATAAGTCCAATTAAACTACCCTCTATAGTTCCTATAATCATTTTTCTAGCTGTAAACTTGATATACTTATCATCACCCTTTAAATTTCTATCTGCCATATCATCTAAACTCATTGATATTGGCTCGCCTTGAGCTAACAAATCTATACATTGTCCAAGATAATCCACTACTATCTCTTGGGCTTTAATCAACAGAACTGCTATTTCTGGTAGTTGTCCATCTATATTCAGGGAGGTTAGAAAATCGAACTCTTGTCCTAGAGGCATATCACCTAACAACTTTGGGTTAAACCTCTTGTCTAATATTGGAAACATATCAGGAGTGATAGCTTCTCTCAACTGTACTTCTTCTTGTTCTGTATAAAGTAATTGTAAGAACATTTTACGCAGGGTAATAAGTAACTCATCACGCTCTGCGAATGTCATCTTAATCTTTGATAGTTCCCTATCAGAGAATCGCATTGTTTGCTTTGTGGGTTTCTCCACCATTTGATTATATTTAATTATTTAACTGGTTGTACTTCTTGTTGAGGTGGTGCTTGAGGTGCTTGTGGTTGTGCTGAATCAGCCATATTAATCTCGGCAGAACTCAATGCCCCGGTTGTCTCAAGGATTTTGTTGAAAATCATCCTCATATTTGGGTCTTCTAATACGGCACTCTTGCCTGTTTGGGGGTTAATAGTGTTTCCTATAGTCTGCAATACTGTGTTTAGAGTGGTTAGAATAGCCTCTTTATCTTTGTTTTCACCTGTGACATCTACGTCTACCTGCCATTCAAAGTCCTTAACCATTTCTTTCCAAGTCTTAGAACTAATCTCACTAGGCTTGATAAAGCGTTGATTACCTAACATATCCATAGACTTCTTAATAGCTTGCTGTTCATCTGTTACCATTTGCTCTCCGTCTTCGGCTGACATTAAGTTACCATTAGCTAAATCTTGGGGTGTTTTGCTAAGGATATCATCAACCATTTTACCTTTAGCTCGTTTCCTTGCCTCACTAGGGATAAACATAGCATCTAGTTTGGTTATCTGGTGTTCGTCGAGCATCGCCCCTATTTCATTACTATTATTCAGTTTAGTTTTAAAGTGGGGGATTATAAATTCACGCATCATTTCTTCTATATCTAATCCTTTATTCTCAGTCATTAATTCAAATAGACTATGTGATTCCTGTAGTTCAGCTTGGGTTTGTCGCCAAGCAGTACCACTTTTAGCAGCGACACCTAGCATTGATTCACTAGCACCTGCAATAGTATTGCCTTGGGTCTGCCATTGTTGTTGGTATGATTGTAAGGATGCAATATCGTGACTGTAATTCTGCACTGCTGTTAAAGGCATATTAGGTTTATGTATCATAATATCGCCTGATTCAATACTACTCAAAGCATTTCTACCTACAAAAGAGCCGTCTGACGTTTGAAAGATAAGCTTACTGGCTAAGTCTAATTGGTCTTTAATGGATTTGACACTGTGGTTATTCATCCATTGAGCTTCAAACAATGATTCGACCGAGCCAATACTAACAGTTCTGCCATCTTCTTCAATTAAATGGGTAATCATATAAGGGTCTTTGGCTTCTCTACCCCTATATAGCGTAAAATCGTCAAATTCTACCCCCTTACCCTCTTTTTTAGCAATAAACGATATAACGTGCATTTGTTGAACATAAGTGTCCTCATCGTCTTCCTCGTCTGTAATGTTAGATAGTGGTAAATCTCCGTGTAATTCAAATAATTGGATATAACCAGGCTTGCTGTCTTGGTCTTCACCGCCTATAAGCTTTCTAGCTTGGCTAGTTTCAATTAAGTCTTCCACCATTCCCTGGTCATATTCTTTCTTAGCCCTTAATTGAGCTGGGGTAAACCATAGTATTTCTATCTTAGCGTTATTGTCAAAGTCAATAGGGTCTACAATCATCATACTCCAAGGCATAACTTGTGGTATAAGTTCGCCGTCTTTCTCTACAAACTTTAGGACTGTACTACCATAAGTAGCTAAGGAACGCCCCCATTTGTTTAAGAACTTACCGAAAGCGTGTTTATTCATCCAGTCGTGTAATAGAATAGTCATTATAAAACTGATAATAACATTAGCTGACTTATCAGAGGTTAAGCTTATATTCTTTCTATCAATATCAGTAGCCCTGTACCAGATGTTTCTAATAGCAGTAACAATGTTAAAAAAGGGTTTTTCTCGCCCCTTGCTGTCTTTCTCGCCGCTAATATGCTTACTGTTTACATAAGCATCAGTCCTATCCAAAGTTTCCCTCTGGTTGTAGGTAACGTATTTTGATATAAGTGTTCCGCCTTGCTCATCTTCTTCCTGCATTTCTCGAACAAGACCAGGTACACCACTTAAATTATCATCTGCCATTTATTTAATATAAGTAAATTATCTCCAAAGTAGTGTCCAATCTCCATCAAATACAAAGCCATCATCACTTACTAATACCAATCCTTTAGTCAAGTAAGCATCAAAGGTGTAAGTTCCCTCTGTACTAGCAGTTTGAAAGTCTGCAACTCTAGTAGCAAAAGTACCATCTGTGACAGCGGCGGAACTGGTAGCATCCCATAATACAACTGCACCGGCTTGGTCTTCTGTAATAACAACAGCTCCTAGGGTACCGTAGCCTGTCTTAATAACAGTAGTAGTGGAGATAGTGCCTGTAAGTTGAGTGTAATGGTATTCATTCCCGATATTAACACTTCCTAGTTCCTCTACATCAGTAGGAAAGTTAAATACTAGAACGCAAGTTAGTAATACACCGACTATAACTGCACCGATTAGTTGAATAGTTTTCATAGTTTATTTTATAGTTTTTAATTGTTTGTTAAATGGTTTAAGCTTCTTGTTTACTGCTACTATAAGCTCATTAATCATCTCTTTGGTAACGTGGTTACATTCGTAATAATGCGTAGATACTATAAACTCATTGTCTTTATCTATAAAACCAAAGATAGTTACTTCGATTCCTGACTTGCCGTCAATGTGTTTGATTCTAATTGAATAATCCATATCTATTTATTAGATTGACTTTTAAACTCTGCTTCGTTTTTAGCAAACTGGTCTATTAATGATTGATTGACTGGCTCATTCTCGTCTGTTTCGTCAGTAGCTTCCTTTCTAAGTTCAAACCATATCCTGTAAATGATTGTATCGCCTATATCAGGGCTTCTACTAATATCTTTCTTAACATCATCTTTAGCTACTAATCGTTTCTTGCCCTCTCCGTCCACTTCCTTATCCCTTAATAGAGCTGACAGTTCTTCTATAATCTCCTCCCTGTATTCTGGTACTTTCAAAGCAAGCTTATGCTCGTTAATCATTTCTGCTAGTTTAAAGCCACATTGGGATTTAAGACTTGCATACTTGGTCTTAGGTATTAAAGGGCTTAAAATCTGCCTTGCTTTCAATCTTATCTCTGTTCTAGTAGGTAATGGGCTTGATTCTGCTACAAAGCCATTAACGCCTTGCATATTGTCTACTACTGCCCCACCTATACCATCTGCATCAATTATTATATTTGAATATGGGATTCTCTCTTGACTAGCAAAGTCCTTAGCTTTCTGCGTGGTCTTGGCTGTATCTATCTTCTCATACTTCTCAACCTTATATAGTTCTAATCCATCCCAGAAAGAGAATACTGTATTATCCTTACCTAGTCTAGCCACATCAACAACCATATACTTTTGGTTGTCCTTGGTTATAGTGTTGGAGAAAGCATCTGATAAAGCATCAAAGCTAATTAAGCTATTCTGGTCTTCGTCATAATCCCAGTTGCCCTCCCATAATCGTTGTCTAGCTACTTGATTCTTTTGTTCTGATAATGTTTTTAAATAGTCTTTAGTCAAGTAAGGGTTATCAGTCGCAAAAGCTTGTATATACTTTTTAGAAAGTGATAGAAAGCCTTTAACCGCCATATCTACAAAATCCCTTTTCATCCATCCTTTCTTAGGGTTAGCAGTAATAAGCATCTTCTTCTTTAATCCATATTCCTTATTCTTCCATCTGCCTATACTAATCCATAATGCTTCCTTAGCTGGTTCTGATACCTCACCGCCCTCCTCAATCCACCCTCTTGTCATCTGCATTGAACCAAACCTTTCATACAGAGGGTCGCTAGGTAATTCCTTACAAGCTAGTAAGAATACTTTAGAACCATTATAAAAGGTGTAATAGCTGTCTTGTCCGTTATACTTGGCGTAGTCATCTATTTTCAATCCCCAGTTTGTAAAGACCTCGTTTATTGTTGGTATTGTAAACTTCCTTAAATCAATTCCCTCTTGCCTAGCTACAAAGTAATGCGTTCCCGGATATATCAAAGCATCGCCAAAAATAAGAGCAGCACCTAAATAGCTTTTTCCTCCAGCTTTCGCACCGCCATATAATATTTGTTCTGATTCATCATCTAGCCAATAGTTAGCCGCTTCTAATTGTTTATCATTCTTGGTCTTGAATTGTATCTTCATCTTTTGATATTTCCATTCCTGTTATTTGTTCAATCTCTACTCTACCACTAAGCTCTTTCTTATCTGCTTTGCTTTTAAGATAAACAGGCAAGGCTATTTCTTTTATGCCCTCACCTGTTTCAGTATTCACATTCTTTTTCAAATGGTTATAGACTTTACTTTCGGCTAGTTCTTCTATAGATGCTCTCTTCAAACTCTCTTTCCACATCTTTAGTTCTTCTTCCATAGTCTTTCTACCGCCTCCCTTGTTGCCTATTGTTCCACCTGATTTCCCGCCTAATGGCATAATGTTGTTTTAACTGTGTTATTTAGTTAATCTTAGTAAAATATGAAGCCACACAATGCCCTTAGCGTGTTTAAAGGGTACTAGGCTAT